TCAGCAAGCCCTAAATAGTTGCGAAGGCCTACTATCTCGCGCAATGTGGAGTAAAGAGCCGTCAGCAGTCACCTGCGATGGAGTGTTAACGGTCGTACCCACTCTACACCTGTAAAAGCTCGTCGGCGACGCAGAATCTAAGTTTGCATCAGCTAAGATTGGCGGCTCTGAGCCCAGGCCATATAGAGCCATTGCAGCATTTACAAAGGCCGCTGTGGCAATTTGATTAGTGTTCGTCCCGGATGCAGGTGTCGGAGCCGTCGGCGTTCCGGTAAAAGCCGGTGAGGCCAACGGAGCCTTATTCGCATTCAAAGCCTCGATCGTCGTCGCCGGCGGCGTGTACCAATTGCTCTTGCCCGTGATCGCCTTGATCATATAGGCCAGCTTGCTCCACAGCCGCGTCGGCGTGTCGCTGCCTGAGGCCGCAGCGACTGTGTCGTCGATCGCCCGAGTGCCGATCACCGCATCGGTAGCCGAACCGGTCCCCGTCTTTTGAACAAATGTCAAAGCCGTCGTCCCAAGCGTAATCGCCCCCGGGTTGGACAGCACCCACCCGGTTCCCGCATTGGCGCTGCCCTCTTTCACTTGGACGAAAATGCCCGCCGCCAGCTTCGCGGACGTATCCGCATCCGCGGAACGTGTCCAGGCGTTGGAAGACGCCACGTAAATCCCGTTCTCGTTGCCGGTTGCCTGATTTTTGACCAGCACCCGATCGCCTTCGGCCAGGGCAACTCCGTCTACGGTTTGCAAGCCGCTAAGCGTTATATTCGCGATCGTTGCGGCGCGAACGTCCGCATTGACGGCCTTCATCCCAAGCGCGGAGTCGATCTTGTCCCAGTTGTCGTTAAGCATCGTCTGGATATTAAACATCTCATTGCCGTCGGTCGCCGGGTTCTTCTTTAACAAGTTCCAGATTGTCGTAAATAATGACATAATGGCTCCTTTCTACGCATCCAGGAACGGAGCGAAATCCGTCAGCCGGTGAGTTTGGATCTGATGGATCGTCATGCCCTGAACCTCGCCTACCGTGAAGTACCGAAAGGCGTACTCCACGGCAAGATGAGCGGGTTTAATCTCTTCTATCGCAGCCTTAAGGTCGTCCAAATTCGGAGGCAGCCCTAACGCGTCCACAAATTTGATCGTGAAGCTGTACGCAGCGGGCTCTTGCACGATCTCGACCGTACCGTTCGCGAACGAGCCGGCGACATTGCGAATGAGACTGAACGTAACCGTGCCCGTCCCGCGAATTTTGGATTTCACCAAACTTCTGCGCTGTTCGATAGGCTTGCTTGAATCGGTCGGAATGCCAAGCTCCTTCTCCCACGTTTCCAATCCCCACGTAACCGTGTCGACATAGAATTGGTCCAATGTCTCATCCAGCGCAAGCTTCAACCGATCGAGCTCGGTTCCTTGCGCGTCGAGAATCGACTTCATCACGCGGGAAGTCGCGTAGTACCGCGGAAGATACGTCAGCATTGACTGCCCACGCTCGCTGGCCATGACCTCAGACACTGAAGCTCACCGTCCCCGGAACGGCCACTTCGCCGAGCGCCAGTTCGATATACCCGGTGCCGCCGTTCACCGTCAGATCGGCGAAGTCGACAATTTCCGGAATGTCCAGCAGCACCGAAGCGATCCGTGTATAACGAACGACCGTGTCGGTGAACGCGAGCTGCTTCAAATAAGCCGTCAAATCCGCTTCGAATCTCGCCTTCACGTCGGCCAGCCCGGCCCCGCTGCGCAGCGTCAACTTGACCGCCACTTGAATCGGAACCTCGGTCGCCGCGGCCACGGTGACGTCGGCGCCGATGGGCGCTTTGCCGTCGCCGAGCGGGCCGTTCGGCGCGATCGCGTTTTGCACCGCTGCCACCAGCGTGGCATTCGGAGCTCGCTTCTCCAGATCGATGACGTACACTTTCACCGTTCCCGGACCGTTCCAGAGCGGTTCCACAACCGCGCGCCCGATACCGTCGACCTGGAGAGCCCACTGGATATAGTCCGCTTTGTTCCCGCTCGAGCCGGGGCTGCGGATTTTGAGCATCAGCCGCTCCAAGAGCGAAGCGTCGGACTCCTCTTCCGCTCCTCCGCTTGTCGCTTCCGCATTAATAATTCCGGTCACCCCCGGAACGGAGCCTACGAGGACGTTGATCGCCCCTGCGGCGACGTTGCCGGAAGCTCCGGCTTCAACTGCGGCAATCTCCACCGTCGCGACTCCCGTTCCATCCAAAGTGACCCCGTCGCCAACCGTCTCGAACTCGATGGATGCCGTATTCGTAATCGGATCGGCCGGCGTCGCCACCCGCGTTCCCGCCGGAACGAACGTTCCCGGCTTACCCGTCACCTGCAACGCGCCTGTCGCCTTCACTGCCGCACGCCGCGCAATTCCGTGCTCCTCGCACCGCATATCCAAATAAACGCCGAACGTCGTGGAAGCGAACCCCCTCCTCAGCACTTCCTGCGCCCAAACGGCGGAATTGAACAGTTCGTAAGCCGAAGGAGCGAGCGCGTCCCAAATAAACGAGCCCTCGGACTTGTCGATGTCGGCGGGAACCCGGCCAAGCATCCGTTCCAGGATGGCCTCTTCCGTCTGATCCTGCAAATAATCCGGCAATGCCGTCATACCGTGCTCACCACGCTTCCCTGAATGGTTCCCGTCTCGTCCCGGACGTTGGAAACCTCGCATGTAAAATAGCAGCCGTCCCCATCCCACTCGAAAACAAACCCGCGAACGGAAGCCGTCCGGGGATCGGCCATCAGCGTCTCCGTCGCGATGCGGACAATCTCGCTCTCCACGGCCGCGCGAGACACGCCCAGTCCGATAAGCGAGTCAAACTCCTGGCCGTAATTCCGGGAATAAGCCAGGTAGCGGTAACGCTCCGTTTGCAGCGCCTTGGCGCACCACTCCAGCCAGGCGCCGGTCCCGTCCGCGCCGGCAATTTTGCCCGTAGAGGTCAGAACGAATTCCCCCGCCTCGTAATCGAACCGGAAGCTGCGCCCGAATTCGACGGCGTTGCTTTCGACCGCCGAGGCCGCAACAGCCGCGTCTTCCGTCGGAAATAAATTAGCCATCCGCGCCCACCACCTTGCACACCACGACGGCGAAATTGCCGTTCTGCACCGGCACGGCGAGCACCCGGTCGCCCGGACGAAGACCCGACTGCCAGTCGATCCGCACTTCCTCGATCTCGGTATCCGTGAAGTCGAACCGCGTAAGCGGCGAAGTCGTCGCTCCGCCTAACGCCGTTCCGTCCTCCTTCACGGGTGCCGTCGTCGTCCCGACCATGAAGAAAGCTGGAATCTGGAGCTTCACGGTCCAATCGGCCACGCCGTAGTCCGGAATTTCATGGTTGAACGAGTCCAGCTTCAAACCCGCCGACGTCATCGTCCCCAGCTCGGCCGGCAGACCGGAGACGGCCTGTGCGGCCAGACGGTTAAAGCGCGTCTCCAGCGTCGATACGAGCTTCTTAAAAGGATCAGGCACACCAATCCCTCCTTACCTTGTCTTCCGCGGCCAGCTCCAGCTCCATATGACCGGGCGTGCCCAACCGGTGAACGACGTTCGTCGCGAGCAGGTCCAGCCCGTTCAGCCGCACCTTGTCGCCGGCCCGAATCGTGTTAATATCGGGAGCGGTCACGGCAAACGTCTCCTGCATACCCAGCAACGCGTTTTTCGCCGCCTTCTTGGCCTGCTCGACCGTCTCGATCTTGCAGTCTTGGATCACTTTTTGCAGCGTGCCGTACTTGTCGGTTTCTCCTTTGACCAGCGCGAGGACCGGAGACAGCTTGGCGTCGTCGCTCTGGCTGCCCAGCACCTTAACCTGCGTCACCGCGCCTTCCAGCGTCCGGTTCTGGGTCACTTCCTCCAGCGTCTCCAGCTCCCACACCGTCGCATTGCCGCCCAACCGCACCAGCTCCAGGCCGTTCGGGGTCATCCGAGGCCGGAACAACGCGCCGCCCTTGTCGGCCGTCTCCTTCAAATCCTCTTGAATCATGGAGAAAATCGATTGGCTCCGCTTGATATTCCGGGCAAGCGGGATGCCCGTGTCCGGAACGGAGCCGACGCGGATATTCCATTCTTTCGCATATTGCTTCAGCCGCTGGGAGGCCGTCTGCCCAGCAGGCATGAGGCGTTCGTCCTCCGATTTCGCCAAATAGATCGTCTGGTCGTAAATCGTCAGCGTTAAGTGCTTCGTCCCCCCGTTCACGCTGGAGCACTCCCAGATCAGGCCGGGTCGGAGCAAATCAGCCCAATCCTGGCCGCCGTAAGGAATGCCCGCGATCCGCACGGTCTGGCCGGGCGAGAGAACGGGAAGGTCCGGCGTAACCGCCAGGCGAACCGTAGCCCGATAAGCGATCTCCTCCAGCGAATCTTCCAGCGTTATTTCTTCCGCGAGATCCGAGAGGTCGTATTGGTCGGCTAAAATCAAACGATATTCGCTCATGGCATCACCAGCTTCTGACCCGGCAAAATGCGGTTAGCGTCGCTTCCGATGACCGCTTTATTTTTCGCGTAAATCGCGCTCCACTGCGAGCTGCTGCCCAATTCGCGCTTGGCGATGGAGGACAGCGTATCGCCGGGCTGCACGGTATAAACTTTCGGAACCTGCTTCATATCCGACCGTGCCGCGGCCGTCTTCCCCGTAGAACCCGCGGCGGATGCCGTTTTTTTGACTTTCATCTCCCGCCAAGTCCGGAAGGTAACGTCGAAATAAACGTCGCCCGGTTCGCCGCCTCGAAAGGTCGTAGAGTGGGCTGAGACGAACACCAAAACGTTGACAGCCGTGTCGGTGATAATCAGACGAACGGGACGTTGGTCCGTCATCATCGCGGTCAGGCGGTTCATCGCCGCTTGCGGATCGGGAAGATCGGTATACCGGCAAAAGCGGCTATCCGCCACCTTGGGGAAGAACGAGGAGAACGAGATTTCCTTCACCTTCTCCCGCTGCGCGGCGTCGACTTCACCCAGGGAGAGAATGTTCAACGTCTCGTATTGTTTCTCCCGGCCGAACACGATCTCTTCCGGATTCACCGGAAAGTGGAACTTCCCTCCCGACGAATCGATGAGATAGATGTCCAATGCGTCCCCTCCTCTCTAGCAAACTCGTATCTATATCAAACGCGGTTCTCCATGGACTGCTTGATGGAGGCCGACAGCTTCGCGCCGATCTGAGCGGCGATGGCGTCGTAATCGAGGTCCGGTTGTTGCACGGTCAGTTGAACGGCTCCGGAAGGAAGGTTGATGTTGATGGGGGAAGGATTGGCCATGCTCCGGTTCCCGGTTTGGGCAGCGGTCACACGGACGGCCTTGTCGGCGAACGATTCCGAAGGCCTCGGCAATATCTCGGGCTCGATCTCGGACTCTTGAACGCTCTTCTTTTTCTTTTTAATCCCTAGCCAACTTGAAAATTTGCCTGTCAGCCTCTGTGCGGCTTTGCCGATATTGACGCCTGCCTTGCCGCCCAGGAAGTCTCCTCCCAGCCCTCCGAGGATGCCCCCGATCAAGCCTCCGGCCGCAGTTCCCAGCACGGGCACGATAGAACCAAAGGCCGCCCCGGCTGCAGCGCCCGCTGCCGTTCCTCCCCATTCCCCGGCCGCTTGGCCGACCGCTTTGTTCCTTTCTCGACCCGGCTTGGCCGAAGCGATCGACATCACATCGGAGATGACTTCGAGAGGTCTGAATAGTTTTCCGGCTCCTTTGGTAACCGGACTTTCCAGCATCGAAGGAAGAGAGCTTCCGGCAGAAAAGAGAGACGGCCCGCCGGAAAGAAAGCCGCTGGCTATTCCCCTTGGGCCCTTTCCTTTCCCGGGAGAAGATTTGGCGATTTTGCCGAACAGTCCCTTCACCCTATCCGATATCTTCCCGAAAGGTCCGGTTCGACCGGGACGAGCGGGGCTGCCGGGGCGATCCGCTCGGAGAACTCTCCCGTCTTTCCCGTTCTTCCCGTTGCGCCCGTCTTTGCCGTCTCTGCCGTTTTTGCCGTTCCCGCCTCGGCCGCCGTTCCCTCCGTTCCCTCCGTTCCCGCCATTGCCGCCATTGCCGCCATTGCCGCCATTGCCGCCATTGCCGCCGTTTCCTCCAGTACCGCCGCGACCGCCAGCGCTGACGTTGCCGCCTTTGCCGCCAGCACCGCCGTAGCCGAGGTTGACGTTTGGTAAGGTTGGCGTTTCTTCTTTCGTGCTTTTTGGAAAAATGACCTTAAACCATCTAAATCCTTTAACATTTGAGAGCTTGGCTAAAAGCATATCAGCCACTTCTTTGGTTTTGTCCTTGGCGTAATCTTCGCCCACGCCCGCAAAGAACTTGCCGACACGCTTCCCCAAGCTCAATTTCTTCTTATCTTTATCCCCATCCGCTGATTCACTTGAAGTCGACACCTTTATTTGAGCTTGGACATTCTTTAAGAAGAATTGCACCTTTTCGGCGACACGGAACGGGTTAAACCCTATTAGGAATCCGCGCTGGAACTGCTCTCCCGCCCGCTCGCCGGGCTCGTAGAATCGGGACTCGTCCAGTTCCGGCATCGTTGCTTTAAGCTTGATCTCCCAAACGCGGCTCGTCAGCAAATTCAGCTTGGTCCCTATCGCCTTCAGCGGCTCGCATAAGCAGTCGCTCAGACGGATGGTCGGTATAATCCGTAACCGTCCAAGCGCTTCCGCCCGCTTCCCCACCTTGAGCATTTGCTCTTCTATATCCCATTTGTTAGGGCTGGATGAGATTCCGGCTGCAGGAGCATTGGAGGACGCTCCCTGTACCTGAGTCGGGACACCTGTTAAGGCGTTTTGCACCGATGCAACGGCTTGGCTCGGGTTAATTCCTTTCAAAAGACCGAATTGGAACCGACTTCCCGCCCGCTCACCGGATTTCTCGAACATGGACTCGTCCATCTCCGGCTTCCACACTTTGAACTTCATCGCCCAGACTCGGCTTGTCAGTTGCAGCAGTTTGGCCCAAATCGCCTTAAACGTCCCGCTTACGCCGTCGTTGAGCCGGATGATCGGCGCCATCCGTAACCGTCCCAGCGTCTGAGCCCGTTTCGTCACCCGATCCAAATAGCGCTCCATCGTCTGATAAGCCTGATCCGTCCTGCTCAATCCATCGGCATCGATAACAACATCCACCCTGGCGATTCCTTCCGCTGACATGGCTTCAACCTCCTTTCCAGCCGGAAGCCGCCTCCGCGGCCTCCAGCTCGAGTTCTATGCTGGCCATCAGGAACAACTGCTCCCCTCGCGGCAGCTGCCAGAAAAGACCGGGGCGCAGATGGTGCCGCACCCAGATGGCGTGAAGCATCCCGGCCAGCGCCCCGGTTTTGATCAGTTTTTTACGTCTTCCAGCTCCGTGTTGAAGCCGGACAGATCGAGCACAACGTCCCCCAAGGCCGACAGCTCTCCGGCGAGCAGAATGCGCTTGATCACTTCCTCCGCGCCGCTCGCCGAGAACTTCGCCAGCAGCTTGGCGTCGCCCCAGTTCGGGGAGACGGTGGAGGCCGCGATCAGCGAGACGTTGAACAACTCCTCGTCGAGCCGTTCAATCGTCTGGCCGCGCTTCTCCTTGCGTTCCGTGCATCGCTCGCGGATGCTGAACACCTGCTTGCCGGTCAGACCGCGAATTTTGACCGGAACGCCGAGGCGTTCGAGCAGAACGGTTTTCTCCGGAACGGTGTCCGCGTCCAGCAGCCGCTGCAGCACTTGCTCTTCAGACAGTTCTTCGGCTTCGAAAGCCATTCGGAAATTCCCCCTTCGCCCCTAAATGCGCCTTACTTCGCCGTAATCGGATCAAGCAGCTCGTAGCCCTCGAACGTGAACGCCGTCTCCTCGGCCACTTCTTCGCCGGCCGTCCAGTTGGCGAGCTGGATTTTGTCCGCCACGCAGTTGATCAGGCGGATGCGCTCGAAGCCGTAGGCCTCCGGATCGTTCAGCTTGTTGATGATGTCGAACTTGGCGAAGCCGCGCTTGATCATGTCGCTCGTCACCTTGTAGCCGCTCATCGTGCCGGTGCCCTTCTTGGCGCCCAGCTTGTGAACGGTCCACTCCGATCCCGCCAGCTTCAGCTCGCGCTTCTCCACCTCCACGGAAGCTTCCAAATGATTGATGTTCGTCTGCCAAACGCCGTCGATAAAAACTTGTCCATAAGTGCCGAGAATGGCTCTGGTCGGATCCATCATGTTCCGTTATCCCCCTTATTGCACGGTGAACGTGCCGAAAATTTGTTCCACCACGTCGGTCAGCTTCGCTTCCCATTTCAGGAAAACCTGATCCGGCTCGGCCGCGACGCTCGTATCCTCGTACACGTCGTAGCCCGTCGCTTCGATGACGCCGGATTGGGCGAGCGTCTGCAAATATTGCTTGCATGCCCCGATGAGTGCGAGACGGCCTTCCTCGGTGTTGTTGACTTTGCCGATGTAGTTGTCCTCCGCCGTGCGCTGCAAGTCGGTGTTGACGCTGTCCAGCACGCGGATCGTGCGGATTTTTCGCCACGCGGCGTTCTGGTTCTGGCCGAGCGAGACGAGGCTGTTCACACCGCGAAGCGCTTTGACCTGACGGCCGTCGTGGATGAAAAGGAACACGCCCCCGCGAACCGCCTGCTCCTGTTCGCTGCGCGTCCAGCGGCGCGTCACGTCCTCGAACGGAGCGGCGGCGTACGTCGTCGACTCGCTCAGGCTTTGGCCGGCGATGAGACCGGCGACGTAAGCGGACAGCTGCGCGGAACTGTATTCCACGCCGCCGAGCTTTGCGCCGACGCCGACATTGACGATGCCCTCGCTGTTGAAGCCCGCGCTTCGAGCGACGGCCTTGGCGACGGCGTCCGCCGCCTTGTCGTCGGCGGACGAACCGCCGAGAACGGCGATGACGCCTTTGCCTTCTTCGCGAATGCGCGATACCCAGGACAGCACGCTGGCTTGCAAAGCAGCGTCGGTGACACCGTCGAGGGCGACCGCGTTGAACTCCTGCGCTTCGAACGCTTCGAGCGCCGCGAGGTAATCGGCATTGTCGACGTCTTCGATGCCGGATTTGCCGCCCGCGAACGCCAGGCCCGTCGCATCCGCCAGCTCGCCGGTGCCGTCCGCCAGCTTCGCCGCTGCGATCCACTTGTTGGCCGTATCGCCGTTCACGGCGTCGACCGCGGCTTGAAGATCGCTGCCCGCGAACGTGAACGTACGCAACAGCGCAGTGCCTTCATAGAGCTTCAAATCCTTCTTGGAGGAATCGATCGCGTTCGGCTGGATGGCGACCGTAAACCGATTGCCCCGCTCCCCGGCGTATTTCGCGGTCAGCTTCACCACATCCGCCGGCGAGGCGGACGACGTATCCTGCAGCGTGACGGACGCGGCGGCTTCGGTTCCGTCCGTCAGACGATAGGCCAGCACTTTGCTTGCGCCGCCCATCAAAGCGAGCCGAAGCGCCGTATAAGCGGTCGCGCCGCCCGTCTCGAGGTCCGAGAACGTCTCCGCGATTCCCGTCTCGCTCGTCACTTCCGCAAATTCCCGCACAGGTCCCCAGTGCGCCCGGACCGGGACGGCGACGACGCCTCTCGTCCCCGGTTGGACGGCAGCCGCAGCCGCCGAACGAAACGCCATGTAAAAGCCGGGCAATACCGGCATATCCGTCGTATTCCAATTGCCTCCTGCCATGTTCAGCTCACCTTTCGATTGAGAAATTGTTTAATGATTTGCCTCGCCTCGTTCACCGTCAACGCATCCCGCGCCACGGCGGACAGAGCCCCCGCCGCCGCGTCCGGCGATACGCCGAACAGCGCCCGCGCTTGCCGGATCAACTCGTCCCGGCCATACTTCGCAGCCTTTGCCGCCTTTCGCTTGTCACCCAACCCTCTTCACCTCGAGACCCGATGGTAGAAAACTTCCCTCATCAGAGGCGCGTCCCCGGGAGATGGCCCGGTTGGCCGGGCCGAGCGTCGCATGAGCGTCACGGACAGCTGCCCCGACCGAAGCGCATCGGCTTCGGTGATTGCCGCGCATGCCTGAATGGAGATAAACTGCTTCGCCTCCGAATTCAGCGCGATTTTCCCGCTTCGCTTCAGCTCTTCGGCCAATCGCGCGACGGCGGCCGTCTGCTCGTTCAGCGTTCGGCCCAGTACGTGGCCGGTCACCTGCTTGCGGATTTTCACGGCCGCCGCATTGCCGTCCATCGTCTCCAGGCCGACGACCCGCCACATGACGGCGGGAGCGGCGTACCCCGGCGGCCACTTGCCGCCGTAGACACTCCAGCCGGCGCCAAGCGCGGCCTGCGTCCATCCCTTAAGCGCCTCGATCCAGTCGTCTCCGGGAGCCTCCTCCGCCTGCTCCGCGGGCTCGATCGCCGCAACCGAGAACCGCAGCCCGCGCGTCAGCGCGTTCCGCGCCTCGTCGGAGACGTCGGAACCGACCGTTCCCTCGTACCGGCAGGTGAACACTTCGCCCGACGATTCGTCGGTGAGCGTCTCCCCGTCCAACGCCCGGATCACCGCTTCGCTCAGCTCGTCGACCGAAGCGAAGCCTGCGTCCGGGGCCTGGTACGGCCACACTTCGTATGTCCGTCCGAAGCCCGTCCAGTCGTTAATGCCGGCTTCGGCCCCCTGAAAGAGGACGAGATAGGGCTTGTCCGCCGACGCGCCGTCCTCGTGCGATTCGAGCACCCGCCCGTCAATCTCGGGAATTTCCGCTATCAGGCGCTGCCGAATACCGCTGCGCATCGTTCGCCACTTCCTTCTGTGCCATGTTCGCTCTTACCCTCCCGGTTGTGGAATCGATCGGATCGAAGCGATCCTCTCATCCCTAGGTGGCAACCGTACGACATCAGCCGACGAGCACGACGCTTCCGACGTTGTTGGCGATCTTGCGCCCAGCGCGCACCACATAGGTGCCGACGCTCGATTTGCTGATCTGCAGAAGCTCCGCGATCTCCGCGTAGGTGCAGCCGTGTCCGTGGGCCAGCACATAGCATTCGCGTTCCCGGGCGGTCAGCCCCCGCAGCGCGGCCTCCAGCCGGAACTGCTTCAGTTCCGTCTCCAGAGGCGAGGGCTCGTCCGCTTCCTCGGCCACCCAGACCATGACCGGCAGACGGGCGGGATCGGTCGGAATTTCCCGTTGGTAAGCGGCCCTGCGCTCGATCCCCCGGCGGTTGCCCGGCCTTCTTCCCGTCTCCAGCCATTCGATCACGTACGAGCAATCGGAGATCATCTCGACGAGCAATTTCCGCTCGCGGTCGAGCCGCAGCAGCGTTTCCATTTCCTCCATCGACCGTACCGATTCCCGTTCGCTCATTTGCCGGGTGATTCGGTCTGCCGCGAGCAGCAGCCCCCTTCTCGTCTCACGATAGGCTTCCAGCGTTGCTTCCCCCAAATTTACCGTTACGTACGATTCCGGTTGTTGTCGTTGCATCTGCTCCACGCTCCTTTTTCCAAGCTTCAAAAGGTTTTGCCAATTTGGTAAAATACAAAAACAAAATGCTACTGAAATTGCCCAATCCGCTTCCTCGTTTTTCCATCCGGCGGATATGGAACAATCATACATTACCATTTTGGCAACAGTCAATCCCTGGAGCGGCAAAATAGAAAAAATATTTTACCAAAACGGAAAACGATGCTATAATCAAACTACCAGATCAAAGAAAGAAAAGGAAGATTTCCGATGACATTGGGAACGCGACTTCGGGAACGCCGAGACCGCTTCGGCAAGACGCAGCAGGATGCCGCCAGGGAGCTTGGCATCAGCAACGTCCAGCTCTCCCGTTACGAATCGGACGACCGCAGGCCGGATCCCGGAATGCTCAGCCGGTTCGCGGAATACTATCGGACGACTACCGACTATTTGCTGGGGCGAACCGACGATCCGTCCCCCGACGCGTACGCCGCGCCCCCCTCGCCCGACTATTCGGAATTCGAGCGGTTCATCAACGATCCCGCGCACGGAACGTTTTTCAAAGATTATTTGAACGCCCCCGAAGAGAGCAAAGAAGAGATGCGGCGGTTCTGGGAATTCATCCGGGAGAAGGAACGCGGCCGCAAGCCGGGGGACAAGCAAGGAGAATAACGAGCGGTTCGGTCAAGCTTACCGTTATGAAGGAGGAATCGCCAT